TGACCTCCCGCGATACGACCAAGTACGCGGCCGCCCTGCAACAGGCCGTGGTGGCTGTGGGCCTGGCCCTGGACAAGGGCCTGATCACTCAGACCACCGCCGTGCGCATCATCAATGCCATCGCCGGGCGGCTGGGGGTGGAGATCGACGCGGAAGAAGAGCTGGCCGGCGCCCAGGCGGAAGCCGCCACGGCAGCGGAGGCCGACGTGTTCACGCCGGCGGAAGAATGAAAAAGGGGCCGTTGCCGGCCCCAATTCGTCCAAGCGCTTGGACTGTATGGCTACCGGCGCAAGCCGACGGCCAATCGCTCGAACTGCACCGCCAACGTGCGGAAGAACACTGCGCACATAGCCAAGTCATCGGACACGGTGGCGCTCGATGCGGGCATCGATCCGGGCGTATCGTTCGACGTGGGCCGGGTTTCCTCGATGGTCACCGTCTGGGTGATGGTGTCCGGCTTGTATACCCGCTTGGCACGCCGGCCCGGCTTCTTGGCCGTGGTGTCTACGCCAGGCATGGCGAGGATGGAGGCGCTCATTGCGCACCCCCTTCCCGCTGCCCTTCGCGCCACGGGTACTTGCCGTTGGCGATCATGTTCACCGCCGGGCGGGAGATGCCGATATGACGGGCGATGTCCGCCTGGTTCATGCCCTGGGCGACCAGGCGCAGCACCTCGGCCTCATCCGCGCGGGTGACCGGGCGCGGCGGGGTGCGCGGCTTGCGCTGGTGCGTCTCCAGCAGCGAGGTGTACTTGCCGTACACGTCCACCAGGGTGAGCAGAGCGTCGATCTTGGCATCGGTGCGCGCCTGGTTCTCCGCCATCCGCTCCAGCAGCGCCTGGGTCTGGGTGACGGCCTGGGCCATCGTCGCCAGCGCGCCGCCGCCGTAGTAGCCCTGGCGCCGGATCGCCGGCAGCACCTCGCCGGTGACCCAGCGGGCGAACTGCTTGGCTTCGGATTTATTGGATCGCAGGATAAGGGTGTACGTGCCAGATTCATTCAGCACAGTCATGTCTTGCGGGCCGCCAGGGGTATGCACAATCCGCATACCCTTTTGATCATCATCGAGCCTGGAAAAGGCTCTTTCGGGGCTTTGAATGCCCAAGGCGGCGCAAACGTCTCGGGCAACTATCCACACAGTACCGTCCTCTTCAGTCACGGTACGGATTGCGTGGGAGTCAAAAGCAAAAACAGCGGGGGTACCCGTACAGAGGGTGACGTCAGTCATGGTGATACTCCTGGTCAAGATTTACTGAATCGCCCCTTACTAGAGGGCGGCCGGGCGCTAGTAACCGGACCAGGTCGGCGGGCATATTCCCCTTTCGGGTCTTGTATTAGCCGCACGCCCGGCCATTGGGCGAACAATCCAGTGGCCGGAAAAAACAAAACCGCGAGTCATTCCAAGAATGGAAAGGAAGCGCGGTTAGCGTTCCTGGTCTTAACTAGCTACGACGTTACTAGCGCCGTGCCGCCATTCAACAGAATATTTCCCAAAATTGCAAGGGGCGCAACGCCGTTGCACACGGCGCAACAAACCGTTGCGCGGGGGCCACAATGGAACTGAGCATCAGCCTGGAAGGCTTCAAGCAACTGGAAGCGGCGCTGGCGCGCGCGCCGGAGATCGTCACGGCGGAACTCAACGCCTACGCTCATGCCGCCGTCACGCACATGGTCACCGAGGCGCAGGACCGCACCCCGGTGGATACCGGTCACCTGCGCAGCCGCATCAGCGGCGAGGTGTTGGGCACCACGCGCCTGGGCGCGCTGGGCGTGAAGGACGCCGGCGTGCTGGGCGTGGTGGGCACGGTGACGCCCTATGCGATTCCCGTGGAACTGGGCACCCGGCCGCATGTGATCCGCGCCAAGAATGCCAAGGCGCTGCACTTCGGCAATATCACCGTGAAATCCGTGAACCACCCCGGCACCAAGGGCGCGCACATGTTCCAGCAGGCGTTCGACGCCAACCAGGCGCAGTTGCACCAGGACTTCGAGCGGACCGTGGAACGCATCCTGCAACGCATCGCCGGGGGCGGCTAGATGAGTGGAGAGAAGGCGGCCTACATCAAGGCCGAGAACGCGGTGCGCCGGGAACAGATCGCCTTGCTCAACGACACACGCGCCGAGGTGCTGCGCCTGCTGGGCGTGGCGACGGCCGAGGTGCAGACCGCGCTGGCGGCCTCGCCCGGCGAGTTCCAGGCCTGGTATCTGCCGCAACTCCAGGCCGAGATCGAGCGGGTGATGGGGGTGTGGAGCCGGCAGACCGGCGGCGTGCTCACTGGCGCACTGGGCGAGTCCTGGGATCTGGGCCAGGCGATCATCGACCGGCCGTTGGCGGCGGCCGGCATCCAGGTCGCGGGTCGGCTGCCTTACCTGGACCCCAAGTTGCTCTCGGCGATGCAGGCCTTCGCTACCGACCGCATCAAGAACGTCGCCGCCGTGGCAATCAACGCCATCAACAGCGAGCTGGCGCTGGTGACCATCGGCGCTCAGCCAGTGCATGAGGCCATCGCCAAGACCCGTGCGCACCTGGGTGGCGCCAGCCAGACCCGCGCCAAAACCATCGTGCGCACGGCGCTGTCGTCATCGGCATCCGCCGCCGCCGACCTGCGCGCGCGCCAGGCCGTCGAAGCCGGGGAAGCGATGGACAAGGTGTGGCGGCGCAGCGGCAAGGCGCACCCGCGTGTGAGCCATGTGCTCACCGATGGCCAGCGCCGCCCGATGGATCAGCCGTTCATTTTGGGCCTGCACAATGTACCGGCCGACTACGCCGGCGGCGGCATCCGCCTGATGCACCCGCATGACCCGGCCGCGCCGGCCTCCGAGACCATCAACTGCGGCTGCATCGCCCTGTATCGCCCGCGCCGCTTCGCCGCCACCCTGCCCGACCACAAACCCTTGACGGACCGGGAATTGGCGGCCAATCCCAAGCTGGCGGACATTGAAGAGGCGCGGCAGTCAGGCAAGTCGATTCACGCGCCGAAGTAGCGCCGGCGCTACGGGTGCGGCTGTAACGCCCGCTAAAAGACCTCGCCGGCTGGCGTCACGAAACTGTCGCCTGACTCGTTACCCCCACGACCAGGAGCGCCAGATGGCCGAAGACAAACCCCCTGTACCCATGACCGCCGCGCAGGCGGCGAAGCTGGTGTTCCGTCCGCCCGCAGAGCCTGACGGCAAGCCGGTGCCCGTCGGCGCCAAAGAGGTGTTCGCCTTCCGCGAGTACGACGATCGCGTGGTGGTGGTGACCGTGGACGGCCAGAAGTTCAGTGCTGACAAGGCGGCCAAGTAATGGGCATCCCCGCAACTGGATTGCGCGGTGTGCAACTGCGCGAGGCTGCCGCCACGGAATTCCGGGCGGTGGTTGAACTGGTGCAGCGCGCTGTGCGTGAGCGCATTTACCCCGGCCAGGATCGTTACCTGGAACTGGTTGCGGTTTTTCCGGACCGTGCCGTGGTGATGCGCGACGGCCGCACCTACGCTTACCCCTACAGCATCGGTGCCGACAACGTGTGTGCCGTCGGCGACCCGGTTGAGGTGACCCTGGAATTCCAGCCGGTCACGATGCGCGAGGCGGTGTTCCTGGAGGCGGTCGGCGAGGCCGATTCCGGCCGCTGGCTGATCCGCGTCATGCGTTCCGGCCTGTCCGCCAACGGCAATGTGTATCCAGATGCCGTGCTGCGCGAGGCCGCGCCGTTGTTCGAAAACGCGCGGGTGTTCGAGAAATCCGATGCGCAGCACGTCAAGGGCGAAGGCAAAGCGTTCTCGCAACTGATCGGCGGCCTATCCGCCGTCCAATTCATCGAAGGCAAGACGCCTGACACCGGCGAAATTCGCGCCGTACTGACGCTGATCGAGCCCGCCGGCGAGGTGGCCACGAAGCTGCGCGAGGCCTCGGCCCGTGGGCTGGCCGGCTTGTTCGGCTTCAGCATCGACGCCGACGGCACCGCAAAAACCCAGATGCGCGAGGGCCGCAAGGTCCGCGTCGCTACATCCATCACCAAAGTCCAATCCGTGGATCTGATCGTGGAGCCGGCTGCCGGCGGCGAGCTGATCCGCATGGTCGAGTCCGTTACCACCCCCCAGGAGGAAT